CAACTTTAAAATCTAAGTGTGGTCCAGTTGATCTTCCAGTGTTACCAATAGTCCCAATGACAGGAGCATTTCCTTCACTTGCACTTATCTTTTGCCCTTTTTGAACATAGATCTGATCCAAGTGATTGAACATTGAATATGTCCCATTACTATGTTTTATCAATACAAAATTACCATATCCACCATTATATCCAGTAGAAGCTTCAACCACAATTCCACTTTTAATCAAAGATATTTTAGTTCCAACATCATATCCATAGTCTATTCCACTATGAGGCCCTTTTCTAAAAGATTCCTGAGAACCATAACCACTTGTTATTATAGCTTGAGATGGAACAATTCCTCCAGTGACTTGTGAGGGTGGTGCCTGGGGGGTTTGTGTTGATGGTGTGGGTTGTCCTGGTTTTGGAACTCTGGGAAGATTTCCTGAAGACGGAGGAGTTCCAGAAGGTGTACTAGGAGTAGGACTTTCAGGAATTCCCGGTTGAATCTGTTCCTGAGGTTCTTCTTCTGGTGGTTGTTCAACAATTCCCAATAAACTCAATATACCACCAAAGAAAGAATCAATATCCAATAAAACATTATCCATAGCACTTTGAAGTTTTTGAGAGTCTTCAGTACCACGAATTACATCCCAAGCTTTATATCCCAAATCAATAAAAGTCACAAATCCATCAAAGATTCCAAAAGCAATCTTTGAAAAGGCATCAATAATTGAAACAGAACCCATTATGATATTTGAAAGTGGGCCACTCAACTGACTAAAATAACCAGAAAAGGTGTTAAATAACCACCCAAAAGCCATAAAAATTAAGAACTTTTGAATGGTATTCTTTCCAGGAATTCTATTAGCAAGTTTGCCAACTCCTCTCACAAAAAACTTACCAGCCTCAAGTTTATTTTCTTTCTCTACCCTTTGTGTTTGTTCTTCTTCTATTTTAGTTACACTGATACTTTTCTGACGAATAGATAAAATATTTTTAAGTGATACATCAATTTGTGTCAATTTCTCTTTATCCAAAACAGATCCCTCTTGATTAATTCTCGCATTTCTATTAAAAAATCTAAGAGGTGATAATGTTGGTCTATTTGGTGATTCTACTGCCATTATCCTATACCATAGATACTAGCATTAATGGATCTAACTTCAGAACCATTGGGAGATTCTGCTGTCATAACTGGTGCAACACTTCCTCCACCACCAGAAGAATATTGTTGTCCAGCAGACATAATTTGTGGGGGTAATGTCATCATACTTCCGGTTCCACTTTTCTTTAATGGAGATGGTGTATATCTATTTACTTTTGGTTTGGATATAGATTTGGACACATCAGAATCAAGATCTGTTTTAGCAACTAATTGATCTATTAAATTCTTTCCAAGTAAATTAACTGTGTCTTTAGGTAGAATATATTCTCCAGGTTGAACAGCAATACCCTGGGTATCACTTGCATTTGGTGAGTTATCAATTTCTATGCCAGTATTATCACGAATAAGTCCACCATCTTTCATTCCAAACCAACCACGAGGATCTATTGACCACCTTTCAGGTTTCTTTTGAATTGATGGTGATTTTTGTTGTTCTTGTCCCAAACCAGTTCCTTTAGGATCTCCACCAGGACCATAAGGTTTTTGTGTTGGTTTTGATTTTTCTGAAGTTGTTTGTTGTTCTTGTCCCAAACCAGTTCCTTTAGGATCTCCACCAGGACCATAAGGTTTTTGTGTTGGTTTTGATTTTTCTGAAGTTGTTTGTTGTTTTTGTCCCCATATTTTGTTTTGAAGTTCTTCTGCTACAGCATATCTTCTATCCAAATGAGCAACACCATCTTTCTCATATCTCATCAGGAAAGCTTCAGTTGCTTCTTGAACTGTCTTTGCAGTGTTAAGAATATTTTTGACTTCTCTATATTCTGGGTGAGTATTCAACTCATGAAGAATGAAATCAATTTGTGTATTCAGATCATTCCAAGGTTTCCTCATTGATTCTGCAAAAGAAACCAAGTTAATATTATCTGTATCATATCTTCCACCTTGTTCCCATTGAACTAATCCTCTTCCAGGACCTTCTCGTTGTTGTGTAGATGGGTCATAAGTGTATCCAGTTTCCACTCCAATATTGGATACAATTCCCATTGCAGCAATTGGAGTAAGTCCTCCGGATATTAATCTGTTATAAATGTAAAGAGATTTTTGATTTATAAGAGAATCTTGTTTTCCAACTAAACCACCAGTATTAAATCTCATCATCTTTGGTTTGTTGGCATCAGGACCACCATAAAGTTTATTCAATGCAAGAAAAACTTCGGCACCAATTGCATTTACTGTCTCCTTATTAATTACAACTTCACCTTCAGTTAACATCGCTGGTACTTTATCAATCCCTTTTGTACCTGTTACGAATCCACCACCAGCAAATCCGGACATACTTCTACCAACATCTGCCGCAAAAAATCCCCATCCTGCAGCACCAGGGAGAGCTGAACCAGCTGCTAAACCAGCTCCAGCCCAATCACCCTGAAATGCTCTAACACCTGCCAATCCAAGACCATAAAGAGTTTGTACTCCAGGAATGACCCTAGCGGCCCCTTTCAATCCAAATCTTCCAGCAAATCTAGAAAGAACTCCACCAATCCTACTAAAGATAGGTCCAAGAGCTTTGGAAGCCAATCTACCACTAAAACGAAGTAAATTTCCAGTAAGTTTAAAAATAAAACTTCTGAGAGGTCTAATATAAAGTGCAAGTAATAAAGGCCAGAAATCTTTTAAAAATCTTCCAAGAGATTGTATCTTCTCAACATTACTTGGTTCTTTTAACCACTCAACTAACTGTAAGAATGCCTTACCTAAGAAAATAAATTTGATAAATCCAAATATTTTATCTAATATGTTTTGAAACGGTGAAATAATCTTTTGAAATTCTTCGGAAGCTTTCTGAGCAATATTAGATGTATCTTCTAAAGTACTCTCTCTTACTCTCCTAGATTTTTTCTCTGCAGCCAAAGCAGATTCTTTATCTCTCTGTATCTCAAGATTATAAAGATTATTTACTGTTTCAAGTATTGATGAAAGAATTTGATTAAGTTGTGCAAATTGTTCTTGAGGTACTGTTTCTTGTACTACTTGTTGCTGAGATTGATCTGCAACTTGTTGTTGTATCTGAGCCGTCTTTTGAGATAGAGCTAGAATTCCATCTCCAGGTAAAGATAATTTTTTAGAAACAATATTACCAACACCACCAAGGCTATCTACTGTTATCTTTTGTGTTACTGGATTAAATCTTCCTTCCTTTCCTCTTATTCTTTTTCTCTCATTTGCAAGAAGAGCAAGTTCTTCTTGAGGTAGTTTATTTGCACCTTTAACCATTGTCTCCCGAAGGAGAGTCATATAAGTATCATAGTCAAGGTCAAAAACATCCTCAAGACCCAGTAGCCTTAGAATCCTTTCATCAATTTGTTCAGCTACTGGGTTCATGTTACGCCTTGTTGCAGCTTGTGTTTGAGTTCTTCTTCCTCTAGATGATCCTTAAGAAGTCCGACATAAACATCTCTTTCCCAAGGAATCATATTTTCAATCTCCGTTAATGAATATTTATGATACTGCATTAACGCAAAATTTAGTTTGAAATAGTTCTCAAGGTCCATATGGACCATGCCTATGCGAAAAAACTTGAAAGTCCCTCCAATACAATCTCACTTTCAACTCCAGTATTTGGGTTCTTAACATTAAAGGTATGAGAAAGTTTAGGCATTGTTTCAAAGAACTTTTCAATCTGTTTGAATTGAGAAGAATTAAGTTGGTCAAGAAATTCTTCCAATTCTTTTTTAGTTACATCTCCAGTATCCCACACTTCTTCTTCATTATAAATCTTATCAATACAAGAAGCAATCAAATCAAATGATTGATCCATAGCATTATCAGAATTAAAGTCAAAATTACTCTTAATGAACTGATCCAATGAAGGATACTTCATTTCCATCATCAAAGAATCATCAAGTTTAATTTTATTAGTATGTTCCGGATTCTTTACTACTTTAATATCATCCAGAAGAATTTTTACAGGAACTGTAGTTTTACCATCATCTTGACAAATAATATTCAGTTCCACTTCTTCCCCAACAGATTTTCCACGAATGTTAAGAAAGAGGTATTCAATATCAAATGTAGGAAGAGTTTCTACTTTAATTCCTCTTGTCTCAATACAATTTTTGATGACTGATTTAATTGCAGTAGTAATCTGTTTTGGATCTTCAGATTCCATTGCAAGAACTAGAAGTTTTTCTTCTCTTACAAGAAAAGGTCTATACTTAATTTTTTTCCCATTTGATGGCAACTCAAGTTCATAAGTTGGTGTTGAAATCTTTGGTAAAGGCATAATATCCTATAGTGGTTTCAGTACGATTATTTATCAGTCAAAATAAAGCCCCAGATCCTGCTGACTTATTGTATAAGGGACTCTCTATTATCGTTTGTCCCGATTTACTATTTTGATCTAATCCAAGTTGAGGATCTCCATATGTTGGAGGAATTTCTGAAGGAAATCCTGGATTTGGTAAACCATTAGGAATTGCTGGTTTTGGTTCAGGTTCAATTGATTGTTGTCCAACATTAACAACATACCTATCATAATTAAAAGAAACTCTACATCTTAAAATATCAGAGTTTTGATAAGATACTGGCATAGAACTCATACCTATAGGGTAAGAATTAATAAAAGTATATTCTAAAACATTTCCTCTAAAATCTCTTTCAAATTTTGTCAAATATATGTTCTTTCTATAACCATCTTGTTTTTCAAGTGTGGTTCCATTGGGATATTTTACTCTATAAGAAAATCCACGTCTTAAATCGGAATTATTATCATTTGTAATATATCTTATCCACGATTCAAAAAATAAAATAATCTTATATCCTTGAGAATCTCTGTGATCAACATAAAAATTTAAATCAATTGTTTGATCATATGCTTTTCTATAGGCAAATCTTTCTGTAACACCAGTAAAATCATCCGTAACTTCATTAGTAAACAAAGAAGATCCTGGCAGAGAAGTTTCATAACAAGACAGTGATAGCAATTCTGTGTCATGATATTGATCTACTTCACCAATACCTGTTGTTGGAATAGTACATTGAAAGGTGGAAGTTAATGCAGGTCGAAGTAACTTTTCCTTCACCTGAAACATTTTGACAGGTTGCGGTTTTGGAACAGCCATGTATAAATACTATTTGACCCGATATATTATGTATAATGGCAGAAAGAAGTTACAGATTTAACACTAAAAGTTTATGTGATTTGTTCAAAATTGATGGTGCAACTATTTTGGAAGAAACATATGAATGTGATCCATCATCATACTCTGGTAATGGCAATCCATTTTATGGTTTAAATCATACGGAAGAAACTAAAAAAATAATAAGTGATAAAATTAAGAAAAAACTTGAGGATGAAGAATTTAAAAGAAGTAGAATTAATTATGGTGAAAAAAATGGAATGTATGGAAGTGAAAGATATGGTGAGTTAAATCCAATGTGGAAGAAAAAACACTCTAAAGAGAGTATTGAAAAAATGAAAGGTCCTCGTGGATATTATGAGAAGTCATCCAAGAGTGGTAAATTAGTAAGTCCTGATGGAATAATATACGAATTTAAAGGGATTTCCAAATTTTGCAGAGAACATAACTTAAATCAAAGTAAAATTTCAGATGTTTTAAATGGCAAGGCAAATCATCATAAAGGTTGGAAAAATGTCTCGTGACGGAAAATATAATCAAGGTTATTTCAGACCACAAAACCCACAAAAATATCTTGGGGATCCCAACAACATTGTTTATCGCAGTGGATGGGAGCTTAAGTTTATGAGATGGTGTGATAGAACTGAAAGTGTATTAGAGTATGGTTCTGAAGAATTCTTTATTCCATACTTTGATCCAACCACCAGTAGAGTTAGAAGATACTTCCCAGATTTTATTATCAAAGTCCGTGAACAATCTGGTGAAATTAAAAAATATGTTATTGAGGTTAAACCAAAAAGACAAACTATACCACCTGTCCAAACAAGTAAGAAGAGAACTAGAACATTCATTAATGAAGTTAAAACTTATGCTATGAATGAAGCTAAATGGAAAGCCGCTCAAGAGTGGTGCAAAGATAGAATGATTGAATTTAAGATCATCACAGAAGACAACTTAGGCATCAAATAATGGCAAAAGGTTTCGGTCAAGATATCCAAAAACAATCACCAAGAGTATCTCAACTGAAAAGAAAACTTGATGGTTCTGAAGATGCTGATATTATCATGATGAATATATTGGAAGTTTTTAAAGATATAGAATATGTTCCAGATCCAGGAAACTATTATACCTTTATCTACTACCCCAAAACAGAAGACATTAGATATGATGAACATCCATTAGTTGCAGTTACTGAGGTTGAAAGATGGGGATTTAGAGGTTTCAATTACCATTGGGGACAAATGAGAAACTATACTTGGATAGAAGTAGTTGGTGCTTGCCATCTTGTGAGACCTAATGAGATTGATTATCTTCGTTCATTACCTTATGGAAAAATCAGAACTAAATAGATAAAAAAGTCCATAATGGCTGAATCTAAACAATATCTTCTACCTAATACTGAAGGAAGATATGTTACTGTACCAGTTACCGAAACAAATGGAGCGGTCTATCGCATAAATGACGATGGAACTAGAACGATTTATGCTGACTACTTTGTAGAAGATGGAAATACTGTTTTAGAATCTTCTGCATTTTCATCACAAGAGTTCCAAAGAAACTTAGCTCAGAATTCTCAAGGATATAACACTGCAATTAGTAACTCAATTCTTCAGGCAAACGGACAAGTAAATTCTCAACCTGATCCAAATCAACCTGGAGTTGCTGGTGGATCAACTCCTACAGATCCAAATCCACAACAACCACAACAATCAGGTTCAGGAAACTTAAAGTATCCTGAAGATATGGATACTCAAGAACAAGATTTCATATTATTTACAGCAGTTGAATATATTCCACCCGGATTAGGAGA